ATAATGACAAAACTTCATCATGCAAAATATAGATTTGGATTTACTGGAACTCTTGATGGCACACAAACTCATAAATGGGTTTTAGAAGGATCATTTGGTCCATCATATAAAGTTACAAGAACTGATGAATTGATGAAACAAGGACATCTATCTCAATTAGATATTCAATGTCTCGTATTAAAACATCCTCCTCAAAAGTTTGAGACTTATGAAGATGAGATACAATATCTCATATCACACGAACAAAGAAATAAATTTATTTCAAATTTAGCTTTAGATCTAAGAGGAAATACTCTGGTTCTATTCAGTCGCGTAGAATCACACGGAGCTATACTTTACAATAAAATAAATACTAATAAGCAAAATGATCGTAAAGTATTTTTTGTACATGGTGGTGTGGATGCTGAACAAAGAGAACTTGTGAGAGAGATTACAGAAAGAGAATCGGATGCAATCATTGTTGCATCATATGGAACTTTTTCTACAGGTATCAACATTCGTAATCTTCACAATGTTATATTTGCTTCTCCATCAAAATCCAGAATTAGAAATTTGCAGTCAATCGGAAGAGTACTTAGAAAAGGAAAAAATAAAACTAAAGCAGTGCTCTATGATATTGCTGATGACTGTACGTACAACTCAAGAAAAAATTACACACTTAATCATTTTATAGAAAGAATTAAAATATACAACGAAGAAAACTTTAATTATGAAATAATCACTATACAAATTAAAAAAAATGGGAATTGAAGAAGATTTTTATGCAACGGTCAAATTAAAAACAGGCGAAGAAATATTCGCAAAGGTGGCGGCTTCGGAAGAAGAAGATAGAACTTTTTTATTGGTTTCAAATCCAATTGTTGTTTCTGAAATTAAAGAAAGAGGAAAGTTAATTGGATATAAATTAGAACCTTGGTTAAAAACAACAACTGAGGATATGTTTATTTTAAATTTAAATGATGTCTTAACTCTTTCCGAATCTTACGATTCGGAAATGATAATGATGTATCAGTCTTTCATTCGTCAATCATTGAAAGAGAGAAACAAACAATCTAAAATTGATCGTAGAATGGGATATATTGCTAACGTAAATGATGCCAAAGAACTTCTAGAAAAACTCTATAAAAATAGCTAAGCCATTCCTTTCAACCCCGACAAAGGTTATTGTACACACTTTCAATCACCTTGTCAAGCATTTGATTAGATGTTATAATTCCTACATAATAATGATAAAAACTAATGATAACTACAGCAATTATGACCAAGAGAAAGAGGTCAGAACATTACGTCAACAATAAAGAGTTTCTTGCAGCACTCATTAAATATCGGGAAGATAAAGAAATTGCAGAGATTCAAGGAAAACCAAAACCACCTATTCCACGCTACATTGGTGAGTGTTTCCTGAAGATTGCTAATCATCTTTCTTTCAAACCAAACTTTGTGAACTATATGTTCAAGGAAGATATGATTTCGGATGGTATTGAAAATTGCGTTCAGTACATTCATAATTTTAATCCAGAGAAATCACAGAATCCATTTGCTTATTTTACTCAGATCATTCACTATGCTTTTCTTCGTCGTATTCAAAGAGAAAAGCGTCAATTAGAAATTAAAAATAAAATTCTTGAAAAATCAGGATATTCTGAAGTTTTTGATGATAACAATACGATTGACGGAAACAACTATTCCGACTACAATAGCATTAAGGATGCGGTTCATTCTAAACTTCGTTATTGAATTATGCGTGTAGCTATCATCTCCGATCAACACTTTGGAGCACGTAAAAACTCAAAATTATTTCATGACTATTTTTTGAGTTTTTATAATGATGTATTTTTTCCTACTTTAGAGCAGGAAGGTATTACAACAGTTATTGACATGGGAGATACTTTTGATAGTCGTAAAGGTATTGATTTTTCTGCTCTTTCTTGGGCAAAAAATAATTACTATGATAGACTCCATCAAATGGGAATTAGCGTACATACAATTGTAGGAAATCATACTGCTTATTATAAAAATACAAATGAAGTTAATGCTGTAGATTTGTTACTTCGTGAGTATGACAATGTAAAAGTTTATTCTAAACCAACCGAAGTTAAGTTTGATAGTCTTCAAATTCTTTTTATACCTTGGATCAATCAAGAAAATCAAGAGTCTACTTTTAAACTCATTGAAAAAACTTCTTGCAAATGTGCAATGGGGCATCTTGAACTTCAAGGATTCCGAGTAAACAGTCAAGCTGTCATGGAGCATGGACTGGATAGTAAATTATTTGATAAGTTTGAGCGTGTATTTTCTGGACACTATCATACAAGATCTAATAATGGAACTGTTTTTTATTTGGGAAATCCATATGAATTATATTGGAATGATGTGAATGATACTCGTGGATTTCATGTTTTTGATACTGATACACTAGTTCATACTCCAGTTAATAATCCATATAAAATGTTTCGTAATATTTACTATGAAGACACAAATTATCAAACTTTTGATACAAGAGAATTTGAAAATAAAATTGTAAAAATTATAGTTCGTAAAAAAACAAATACTAAAAGGTTTGAAAAATTTATTGATAAACTTTATTCATCCAATGTTGCTGAACTTAAAATCGTAGAGAATTTTGTAATTCAAGAATCTGAAGATTTTGAAGCATTTGAATCAGAAGATACTCTTTCTATTTTAAACAGATACATAGAAGATGCAGAAATTAATCTTGATAAATTCATTATTCAAAAAATGTTGCAAGAAGTTTATCAAGAGGCATGTGAGATGGTATAATGTTTATTCTAACAATTTTTGGTAAAGAAGATGAAGGAGCATATTCTGTTCAGAATGAAGAGGGTGAACAAATTCTCTATCTTTTTGAAGAGGAAGATGATGCCACCAGATATGCTATGATGTTAGAAGAAGAAGGATATCCTGAAATGCATGTAATAGAAGTTGAAGATAATATGATGATTAATATATGCGAAATACATGGATATGACTACACTGTAATAACTCCGAATGACATTGTAATTCCTCCAAAAATCGAGAGACATGATTTTATTTGAAAAGATTCGTTGGAAAAATTTTATATCAACGGGCAACCAATATTCAGAAATTAATTTCCAAAAAAGTTCAACTACATTGATTGTTGGAACAAATGGTGCGGGTAAGAGTACAGTGCTGGATGCTCTGACGTTTTCTTTGTTTGGAAAACCATTTCGTAAGATTAATAAACCTCAACTTGTCAATTCGACCAATGAAAAAGATTGTAGAGTTGAAGTTGAATTTTCTATTGGTTCTACCAAATGGAAAGTAATTCGTGGAATTAAACCAGCAATATTTGAAATAGAAAGAGATGGAAAAGTTCTTGATCAATCTTCTGCTGCTTTAGATCAGCAAAAATGGTTGGAGCAAAATGTTCTTAAAATGAACTACAAGTCTTTTACTCAAATTGTAATCTTGGGATCAAGCACTTTTGTTCCTTTTATGCAACTTCCTGCAGCGCATCGTAGAGAAGTGATTGAAGACTTGCTTGATATTAAAATTTTCTCCTCAATGAATATTGTTATTAAGGAAAAAATTCGTCAAGTAAAGGATGAAATTAAAACATTAGATCTTAAAAAAGATTCTCTGCTTGATAAAGTTAAAATGCAAAAAAACTTTATTGAAGAACTTGAGAATCGTGGAAATGCCAATATTAATACCAATAAACAAAAGATTACCAATTTAATGAATGAAGTTGGCAGTTATATGAAAGAGAATGATATAATTGAAGAAGATATTTTTAAATATACCAAAGAGCAAGAGGAAGTTACTGGTGCTGGAGATAAGTTAGTAAAACTCAATAATCTCAAAGGTAAAATATCGCAAAAAGTATCAACAATTACTCATGAGCATAAGTTTTTTACTGAGAATACGGTTTGTCCTACTTGTACACAGTCTATTGAAGAGGATTTTAGAATAAATAAAATTAACGACGCTCAATCTAGAGCAAAAGAGTTGCAATCTGGTTATAAAGAACTAGAGGAGGCAATTAAAGAAGAACAGGAGCGAGAGCGTCAATTTACTATTCTTACGAAGGAGATCTCAAAACTCACGAATGGCATTTCTCAGAATAATATTAAGATCGCTGGATGTCAGAGACAAATCAGAGATCTTGAATCTGAAATTCAAACAATTACCGAACAACTTGAAAACCGAAATACTGAACATGAGAAGTTAAAATCCTTCAAAGACAATTTAAAAACTACATACGACGAACTCGCTTCTAAAAAAGACTCAATTAACTATTACGATTTTACGTATAGTTTACTTAAAGACGGTGGAGTTAAATCTAAAATCATCAAGAAGTATCTACCGCTGATAAATCAGCAAGTTAACCGTTATCTTCAGATGATGGATTTCTATATCAACTTCACACTTGATGAGGAGTTTAACGAAACCGTCC